CTATAAGGTAAAAAAATAGATATTAAAAGTAATATATCGTTGGAAGAATTTGAGAAAAAGGTAAAAGGATTAAAGATAAATTTTAAGAAACGTAACAATGAAATTACATGTGAAAAATAATTTAAGTTTTAAAATATATTCTTATTATATTGATGGAATTACCACGAGAAAATTTTAATTTAATATCTTTTATATTGAACGGTATTACTAATGAATTAAATAATGAATTAAATAATGAATTAAATGGAGAACCGTCCGTTAATGAACCCAAAAGAGCATCAAATGATTTCATAGATTCGCTTGAAGAAATTGAAATTAAAGAAGAAGGAAAGACGTGTTCAATATGTTTAGAAGATTTTAAAATTGGAGAAAAATGTATAGAATTGCCGTGTAAAGATCATAAACATTTATTTCACAATGAAAAAGAAGGGTGTATGGGTATTAAAAAATGGCTTGAAAAATCGAATACTTGTCCTATATGTAGAACGGAATTTCCACACGAGGAAAGAATAAGAGAAAATGAGGATAATGGGGGGAATGTTCAACGGAATATATTAGAAATCGATGACAGAATGAGACAATTAATGGGTAATATATTAACCAATAATATAAGAATATTGAGTCCACAAGAAGTTATAGAAATGGAAGAACAGCGACAATTGGAAGAGGCTATACAGGCTTCGTTAGAAGAACAATAATTATAATATTAAATATATAAATGAATGTTCAACATATCAGTTCCGCCCCCTCCTACATTACTAAATTTATTTCTGGTAATATGGAACAGTTAAATAAAATTTACGAGGAAGGTCTTATGAATAATCGCGATGGTATTTTAGCATGTAAATGTTCCGAAAAAGATAATAGAATGGATATTCAATTTATGAATGAAGAAATGATATTAGAAATGATAACGAAAGAAAAGTGGGAACCATACAAGAAAACAATCCCCGAAGATAAAAAACTGATGTATGTCATGGATCTAGATCTTAATTCAATATTTCTCGTAACTATTTAAATTTGATTTAATAGTGCTATTAAGTACTATAAATTAAATGAGTATTCAAGGGAAGATCTGCGATGCTTATCAGATGTATCTTTTATGTGATAAAAATATTACCGAGACTCTTAAATTTATTAAAATAACTCGCCCGACTCTCTTGAAGTATGTAAAACTTCAAGAGTGTTTGGATTTCGATATTCTAGAATATTTGGACAAGAAAGGTCCTTTAAAATTGACACTCGGGGATGCTTTGAAATTCTGTGATAATGTTATGAATCCCGAACAACAATATGAGATCTTTCAAGATTTCATTAAAACTAAAAAAACACAACGGATCTCTTTTCTAAAAGAACAGACGACTTGTCTGATATGTGCTGACAGTAGTAATCATTTCGAATATACACCATGCTGCAATACTCCAATCTGCAACAGATGTTTTATGAAGACAATGTCAACGAAGATTAATGATTTAATCTTTAAACCTCTGTGCTGCCCCTTCTGTAATAAGGGATTTAGTTTAATTTATATAAAGTGGTTCTTGAAAGAAAATAAAAGATCGGGTGAAACTTGGAGGAATAATTCTTCATATGATGATAAAGAGAAATATGTTAGATACAAGGAAAATTTGTATGGTAAATATATGACTATACTTGAAAGAATAGAAAATAAGAGAGATTATTATGTGGAAGACGCAGAACCAGACTATAATTCTCTTCTAGGGGAAGACACATTTTATGCAGCCTGTACTCAGTGCTCACCCAAACCAAGAAAAAGAGATATAAACCGTATTAATACATGGAATAGATTGATTCTCTGTGATATGCCTAAAGCATGCGGCAATGGAGAGGGGGATCTTCTAGTCCTCCAACCCGAAATGTTTCGGTGCGTTGTATGTAAAAGCAGGGATGAAAATTTAGAAGATGGTGAGTTTAAAAAGTGTCCTCATTGCGGAATCAAAACAGTGAAACCGGATGGCTGTAATTTCGTATATTGTGGAGATCACAGATGGTGTTGGATCTGCAATGAGAGAATTGAAAACAATGAAGATGGTCATAACAAGCACTATTGGACGGGTCCAGGGACAAGTCCTTATACCAATAGGTGTAGAGAATCTATTGATTATAAGGATATAAATGGAATAAAACAACCAACTTTCGTAATGAAGGGTAAATGTGATTGTTCATCATGTGCTCCCCACGATGGGGCTCCTGTATGTTCCAACATTGATTGTATGAATAGGACAAGTTTATTCGGGGATACATTTAATTCCCTCTGTAATTCTTGTCGGTAATTCTTGTCGGTAATTATTTAACTATAAAAATTCTTATTTTCATCTTTAATGACTTCGAAGTTTTTAGGATCATTTTTTTCTATGATTTCTGTGAATTTATCAACTATTTCTAAGATATTATCACATTTACGATTATAAAATAAAAACTCCTGTAAAGATGCTGTTGTATATTCCCGATGCTTAATACTATCATAAAAATCATTAAATTTATCTCGTTGACCTGGTAAAAATTTTTCAAACATTTCTTTCGTCTGATATTTATCGGCATAACCTAACTCTATCTTATGATCTATTCTACAAGATCTTATAACAGCATAGTCCAATACTTCTGGTTTATTGGCGGTTAAAAATAGCATTGTACCCTCAATGCACGTGAATCCATCTAAACAATTTAAGAATCCTTGTAGAGTAATTCCGTTATTATTATCACCTGCCTTGCGTTCATCGAAGAGTGTATCTATATCTTCTATTACAATAATTCTTTCCTTATCTTCATTATCATTAATATAAGAGAAAGCACCAACGAGATCTTGATCTAACATATCTTTCGTAATTGGTAAAACATAGAGATCACAATCCAGGGCAGAAGCTATACCACGGATAATACTCGTTTTACCCGATCCCGGGGGTCCATAAATCAACGAAACACTCTTGTAAGGAATACCGAATGATAAATAAGTACTTCTTGTTTCTTGAGAAAAAAAATCATTAATATAAGTTATGATAGAATCTCTCTGTCCATTTTTAAGATAAATAGTTTCAATTGGTCTTTTAGGAGCCTTGGATAATAAGGCCCAATAATCTTTTTTATAATAATAAATTCTCATAGTTTCTTTAGAACATTTTATATGTTCTTCGTGGTCCTTTTTAATATCTGTCTTGGCTTCGTCAATAAATGATAAAAGTGCATCTTTATTATTACACGTTGCTATAATTTTACTTAAAATATATTCAGAACTCTGACAATCAGCAGTTACCAATATTTTCGTAAGATCTTTATTATAATCCCTGACATCTGATATTTTAATATTAATTTTATATTCTTTATCTTCATACGTGTGTGCAATATTTATATCACAATCCTGAGGTGTCATAATTTTAATGCTTTTAGGTTTTTCATTCCTTCGGTATCTCCATTCATTAAATGTGAAAACTTTTTCTTCTTCATAATAAAAATTATTAATTTTATCGGGATATTTTTTATAAAGATATTTCGCTACACTATCATAAAATTCTTCATTACTGTATATTACTAATTTATTTTCATTATCATTAAATTTACAATTTTTATTTTCAGATACTTTTAATTGTCCACCCTTGGATTTATTTAAGAATGTATTTAATTTGGTTTCGAGTTGTGTATTTTTATACAACCAGTATGCGATCATAGTGGAAAATCCCAATAAAGCGAGGGGTTTATTTAGCCGATTGAATCTATTGAATCTATTTATATTCATATTCGTAATCATTATTAATAAATAATTCAATAGTTTTAAGTAAAAATCTAAGTTAAATTATAAATGAGTAGAAGAGTAAACAGACATAGGGGTGGGGCGCGCACCGAAGCACGACAGGCCGAGAAAGAACAACGGTTTCAAGAAGAGAAAGAACAACGGTTTCAAGAAGAGAAAGAAAGTTTAAATAATATGGACGAAAATTCATTGTATGTAAAACTGAAGGGTGAATATGAAAAAGCTTACAAGGAAATATACAATGGTGATACAATAAGGGCACGGGAGAAAGCGATGACTGAACTCCGGAAAATGGGGGAACAAAATTCGAACAAATCAATGAAAGATAGATATATTGAGGAGATTCTAGAATTTAACTCTACAATAAATTGGTTTAAAAGACGCTTATCGGGAAAAGATAAAAAGAAGAAACTCCCTAAAAAGAAATCTTCTAAAAAGAAGAAACCTCCTGAAAAAAAGAAATCTTCTAAAAAGAAATCTTCTAAAAAGAAGAAAAAGCAGGGTGGAGGTAAATCTAAAAAAACCAATAAAGCTAAACCCAGAAAAGCGAAAAAGACGAATAAAAGACCAAGATCTATAAAATTTAAGAGAGCAGGAATATCTAAACTTTCAAGCAGATCACCTGAAAGGAATAATCCGTATCCATTTTAAAATTAAATAAATAAATTTGATTTTATTTAAAATTAATATTTTAGTATTAATATATAATGAGTTACGTCCACAAAATTAATAAATCCCGTTCCTTATTCAAGAAATTCTTAGAACCAGAATGGGATGTATCTGTTATATCCGATTATTCAGATGAAGAAATAGAAAAACTATATAATTTAAAAAGTTCTAAAAATCCATTATCATTCGGTAAAGCAGGTAATCTAAATATTACATTGGAACATTCTAAAATTAAAAGTCATAAATTACATATTATTTATTTTAATTTCCCAGAAATTAATTCACAACCCTTAAAGGTAACGAAACAGTGCGCCGATAAAATTAATAAATTATATTTAGAGGAACATATTGAACCCGAAGATAGTTTAATTATAGTTATAACAGAAAAAATAAGTGAAAATTTAGAAAAGGCGATAGAAGATCTTTACAAGTTGGGACAAGAAAACTTGAAGATTAATGGTTTATCGGATAATATTATTGATGAGAATGAAAAATTAAATGAAGAAAAATATAGAATTGATTATTTTCGTAATTCTCATATATTCTGTATAAATAATATATCATTTGATATAAGTTTGAATATTACTGTACCGAAACACACGTGTATCCGTAATAAAGAAAATATAAAAAAGATATTAAAAAAAGTTAATGCCACGGAAAATCAGATGCCCATTATTTCGAGGACGGACCCCATGGCTAAATTAATCAGATTATGCCCGGGAGACATGTGCGAAATAACTAGAAAAAGTGAAAGATGCGGGGAATATAAATATTATAGAATATGCAATTAAATTATAAAGTCGAATCCTGGATTAATTGATCATAAACATTACGGGGTATAATTCTAACTTCTGTTTTGGGTTTACAGTGTGGATCATTATCTTGAACATATCCAGAAACAACGAAAATAACACCAATAGTGAACATTAACAGACTGAGTTTCATTATTAAATATTGTATATTTTTTTTATAATAAAATTTTATCTAAGAATGTATCACTTTCATAATTATCGGGTGATATATCTTTTTTAAATGAATCGGATTCAATATCAAGGATAATATCTATTAATTGATCTTTTCTCATATCACTAAAATCTCCATATCTTGTTGAATAAATATCCTCTATTGTCTCTTCGGTATATTCTTCTTTAAATATCTCTGCTTTTAATTCACTTATAGAAAGATTTTCTAATTCTAATTTCCTAAAATCTTTCGTTTTAAAATTATAAGGAGAAGAATTAAAATTAGAAGGACCCAGCATATAAATATTTTCTTTTTTTGGAATATAAGTAACATCGCAGGATGTAGGATAATCTTTATACATTATACTCCTTTCTTGAAATGATATCGCTAACAGAATAAAAAAAATGATACATCCTAACACAAGTAAAGTTTCAATCATAATTTATTAAATAGAATAATTTAATAATTTAATATCATTAACTCTCACGCTGCACCTTCTGCATCCAAGGATCATCTCCTTCGATGGATTGCGTTAAATCTTTATCTAACTTATTATCGCTATCGGGTATATTTCCTTCGTTGGATATTTCTGGTTCAGGCTCAGATTCGGGTTCAGGGTCAGATTCGGGCTCAGGCTCAGATTCGGGCTCAGATTCGGGCTCAGGCTCAGATTCGGGCTCAGGCTCAGATTCGGGCTCAGATTCGGGCTCAGGCTCAGATTCGGGCTCAATAGTTTCAATTTCCACTAGTTTTTCCTGTGCTCTCTTTTCTTCTTCTTCTGCCGCTTTCTTTTTCTTAGCATTAATGACTTCCTCTTGAGCGGCCTTAACCTTTTCCCTTTTCTGATCTTCATAGAATATGTCACGATTAATATTATTTTCTTGATATTTCTCCATCATATCATTTAGCTGGCTATCCTGGAATACTTCATCTGATACTCTGTCGGCATTCGGATCCCATGGGAGCCAGTAACCCATCTGACCTATAAAAACGTGAAAAGAACTATCGGTGGTGGATAGTTTTTTCGCTCTGGATTCTGCCTCCTGCCTTGTATCAAATACACCGCGAATTTTAACACCCCTCAGACTAGTCTGGAAATCATTTTTTTCATCGTAATCCCTCTGTAATTGTTCCTCATGCTTGTATGTGAAATCCATATATTTACCGTAAACTTCATCAAACTTTAGATTCTGATCTTTGCAGTATGATTGTAGGAATTTAGAGGTATTGAATGCCTCTCTATTCTGGATTAAAGATTCGGGGGATAAGAAAGAGATACATACATAATTCTGACCTGGGATAGTTGAATCAACTTCAAGATAATCAATTTTCTTTTCTTCACTCATTTATAATAGAAATTATAATTATTTTTTTAAGTATTAAACATAAAATATTATATTATTATATAAATGATAGAAATTAATATGAATATTCAGAATATAATTCGGTATATCGTATTATTTATAGTTGTTACTGTATCCACGAAGATTATACCAACCTGTGGTGTCCTTCAGAATCATGCTATATATGTCGGTCTGATAGCATCGACAACAATGGCTTTATTGGATATGTGTTATCCTAATTATGTCAAGGTTGAGGATAAAAATTAAGTACTCGGTATATATTCCCATTTTAAATCATTGCATATATTTTTCCATATTTCATCCTGCTGTTGCAGTTTTTCTCTGCTTTTAAGTAGAGGAAAATAAACAAGTAAGTTACTATATTCTAATAATTGACAGAATTTATGTAGTACATAGGAATAAGATAAGAAATTTTTCCTATTCGGGGGACAATTATTCATGAAAGGTATCTGAATTTCTTTAAACAACGATCTTAATATTTCTTCTTCGGTTCGGGTTAGTCTTGGTGTTTTTTTACCACCGATTATATTTATGAGATAAGGAATATTTTCATAATATTTATTATAACCCAATTTTTTCAATATTCCTCTTATTTGCTTATATGTTATTTTTTTTACATCCATATTTATGTTTTTTTTTATTTCATTATTTACGTTGTAATAAACTTCATCGGGTATATCGGTATTTTCTTTACCCTGAAATTGCGCCAACCATTCATTGAAATGATTTATTCTTTTATATGAGAAATAATTTATTTCTTTCGGTGGATCATTATAAGAATTTTTATCACTCGTTATAATGATATCTATGACTAGTCCACATTTATAACACTCTAAGTATCCGCTTTTTTCATTTATATTTAAATTAATATTACATTCACTACATTTTTCATATTTATAGTCTTTATATTTCTCATTTATTATGTTTTCGTCTATATTTTTCATATAATTATTTATGATATTTACTTCTTCTTCGCATTTTTCTTCGGTGTTTTTTTCGAAATACATTAATATCCCTGAATTTTTCACCGGTTTTTTTTTATTATTATTTTTCTCCGAATAATATTCATTAAGTATTAAACCATTATCTAGGTAATATTTATGCAAATCATTCCCGTCTAATTTCCCCACATGTTCTTTATGTATATCGTCTATCATTTTCCTTGAATCCGTATGGCATTTTTTTAATGGTTTATCTTTTAATTTTGACATTATTACAATATAATAAAATATTTTTAAGTATTATAATATGGATAAGATACAACAAATAAAGAAAGATTACGAAACTGGTGGGGTAATATTTACATTATTTTATATAATATCTACTGCGATCATACCCAATATTATGATTCATGATAAAATAAAAGATATGGATAAATTATCTTTATTTTTCTGGACCTCTTTAATAATATTATGGCAAGTATACATTTTAAATTCTATCTATAAATATTTAAATAATGAAGGATCGGAATATGATAATTATACTTATAAATTATTCATAAATGGGGGATGGTATAATTTTCAGAAATGGTTATCATTTTTCGCAGAAGATATTTTTGAAGATATACTTTTTTTAGCGGTTATTCTATTAATTCCACTGAATATTACGGAAGATATAGACGGAAAAACCCGTGCATTATTGATGTTCGCGAAAATAGGTTTATTTTTTTTATTTACTTATTTCATTATTGGTCCCCCCCAATACAATATTAAAAAACAATATTTAACCCCTGTTAATTATTTTAACACTATCTTAAAATTTCAAGGTAATATAGATAAAGGGATATATAATTATTTCAATATAAATAAGCTTAAAATTTTAAAGATATTATTCGGGATGTTTTTAATACTGGCAGTTTATTTAAAAAAAAAATAATTTTTTAAAAAAAAATAATTTAAAACTTTAAATATTAAATATCCTATAAATAATGAATACATTACAAGAAATACCTAACTCTGAATTGCAAACATTTAAAGGTAATGTTGGGAAATGGTTAGAAGTAGATGAAAAAATAGCAATTCTAGAAAAACAAGCAAGAGAATTAAAGAAAATTAGAAATAAAGAATTAGAACCCGAAATTACCAAATTTATGGTTAAATTTAATATTACGGATTTAAATACGAATACAGGTAAATTAAGATGCAATGAAAGAAATACTAAAAAACCAATCAATAAGGTTAATATAAGAGAAAATTTATCCAAGATTATAGCTGAATCGGAAAAAGTTGATCAGGCGATTGACCTTATATGGACGAACAGGGAAGTTGTTACAACGTATAAATTAACGAAACCCAAGAAATAATTGACACCAAAAAATAGTTGACACCAACCAAATAATATTATTTATTCGTAAGAGTATCAAATCTTACTTGGCAATTATATCTATAATCTATATCATTTATCTGTATCATATGAACCGCGGGTTGACATACAATAGGGGGATATACGCCATATATATTTAGTATACCTCTCCGGGCTAAATAACACATATTCCAATCGATAATCCAATCCAACTGTTGTAAATTTTTAATTAATTTTTTGGCACATTTTCTATTGATTATATACCCCTGTAATCCTGTAAAATAATTCAGATTTAAAAGACCATTTTTTAGAACTGTGTCTTTATTCCCTTCTCTAACTTCTTTATAACCATTGGGACCCCCATTAACTTCATAACCTAGAAGTAATATATCCCATCCTCTGGGTAAATTTTTCATATTTTTCATTATTTCTCGTTTTATATCGGTTACTAAGATCTCGGCATCGTCTTCTAATATAAAACAATATTCTTTATCGGTTTTTAGAAACTTTTCAAATATTTTCATGTGACTTAAATAGCATCCGAAATGACCCGCATTCTTTTTATTCTCAATTAAAAACCACCATTTTATTTTCTTTAAAGCCTTTTCATATTTAGGATCATCTAAATCTAATAATTTACCGTCAACAGCAGATAATCTTTCGGGATTTATCCCTTGTCTTGCACACATCTGTTCCATACTTATCTTTCTATCTGGAGATCGGTCTAAATTAATATAATACATTGCCATATTATCAAATAAAGTTTCGTCTATTTTACTCCTAAAAAATCTGTGATAAACGAAATAACTTATTAAACTTACAATTATAATAATCAGACCGATAATTAGAAGATCTTGTAATTCTATTTTATCAATTAGTTCATTTATATAAGAATCCGCGAAATCTAATTTATTATTTATTTTATCGTTTATATTTTCTAAATTATATGCTGTATCCCCAGATTCCGTATCCCCAGATCCTGAATCCCCCGATTTCATTCCCCCCGATTTCATATCCGTTGATTTATCATCGGTCATTTTTATCTAATAATTTATATATTTTTTCGCATTTAATCTTACTATTGTAATAAAAATTAAAAGTTTTAATGAATATATTTAAGATATTCTTATCTAATCTCAGCAATTCATTTATTATATTTTTATCGTAAGTGTTTGTATGAACTAAATAAAGATAAAAATAAATTAAATCATAATGATAATTCATTTTAAGGGAATAAATATGAATAATTGATTTACTTATGTATTTATTAGGGATATAATTTTTATTTCTAATTCCGAATTGTTTTATTTTACTATGAAAATTATATACAGTTAATATAGTATCATATTCTACAATATCAGGATAATTAATACATCTCGTTTCAAATATATCAGAAAGAGTATAGTAATCATAAATATTTTTAATTATCGCTATATCATCTGTAATATCGAATAAATTTTCTAAAAGATCTAATGATATCTTGGTTTTATTCGGTGTGTATATTCTAGCAAGATCTTTTAAAGAGTAATCTTTCTCGAATATATTTTCATATAATATTTCTTCTTCATCGTAATTATCTAATTCGTGTGTTATTATTTCATTCTGTTCGGATGTTAATAGTGATATTAATGTGTTTATATTATTAGAAGATCTTTTAATTAATTCTTGTTTTTTAACAAGAGATAAATTAATATTCTGTTCTGTACATATATCCTTGCATATTTTATGAATCTCGTGATTATCGTAAACCAATAATAATTTGGAGTAAGCTAATTTACTCAATGACCTATTATTTAAAAACTTAATAGAACAGGTTAAAATTACTTTCGTATCATATAATTCCGAACTTAGTAAATTTATTATCCCCTTGTAGATCTTCTTATCATGTTTATAAAAAAGATCTATATCATCTATTATAAGACCTCTTTTTTCTTTTTTCTGTTCAAACATCATCGTTATATTTCTTTTCTGAATGATATTCTTAATGTATTCATAAATATCCATATTATTTTTCATACAGAGAGAATCAATCTGGGTAACAACTCTTTCTTGAAGGATCTCTTTAGCCAACGATGTCTTGCCCGAACCCGGGCAACCGCATATAAAGAGAGGTTCTTTTTTTGAAGACCAATTGGAAATAATATCCAATTGTTCTTTTTCTAAGAAGTATTTTTCATACATACTAAAGTTAAAGAATATAGTTTTAAGTTTTATCTTCCCTTAGATCTCTTAGATCTCTTAGATCTCTTAGATCTCTTAGATCTTCTTCTTCTTTTAGATTTATTTTTCTTTCTTTTAGATTTATTTTTCCTTCTTTTAGATTTATTTTTCCTTCTCTTAGATTTTTTCTGACCACCACCTTGAACCATCTCTCCCGCAATACCCGTGATAATAGAGACATCTTGTTTCAATTCTTTGATATCCGCTTCATTCTTATTGGCTTTTTCTTGGATTTTCTCTACATCCCACCATTTCAGAAATCCCGGAAGTGTCACTTCGGTAGCCGACCCAGCCATGGTTGTGAAGGCAATCTCCTGCTGAGCGGGATCGTCAATGCGTGGAAGCGCTTCACCGATCAGCTGCATGACTAGCTCCTTGCCGAGCTTCCCGCGGCGCTCTGCGTCCAGATCAACAAAACGCTTGCTTGCCAGATACCTTTTCTTCAGCAGCTTCTTCTCAGCTTTCTCACTTGCTGTATGATCCTTCGCTGTCTTATACCTCTTCTTCATCAGAGACAGGAGCGCTTGAACTTCTTGTTCGTCCATCTCGGCAGTTGGCATAATTTATACATTCACATAGAAAAAATTTACAATAAATAATTACAATAAATTTGAGATATCATATGTGAAATTATTTTTATTATGGTACACCGGTAGATCCATGGGTACGGGTAATTTCTCTAAATCTTTAATATAACCAACATATTGCTGAACATTCGATGCAATATTATCGGCACAATATTCAACGACTCTCGAATTTAATGCCCTAATTTCTTCCGCCAGATCTTCTGTCCCCACTCTAAAATTAGCATATTGTAAGAGTATAGAACGCATAATAATATAAATAGTATTTTCCTGTTGGTTGGAAACAACCTTACCCGTTCTCTGATTAACACCGTACCTAATTGATTGTTGAATAATGTCCGTATTCATATCTGAAAAAAAAACATCACTTACAGCAGTCTTCTCAACGATACCTTTTACAGATGTTTCTTGATTATCTTTATTGATTACAATATCTCCCTCCTTGGGTAAGTTAAAATCTAAAACTTCTATATCGGCGACACGACCATTATTTACAGAATTTATTCTTTCAGTTAAAGAAGTCTCTCCGCTACCGGATATAAAATACGGACCAACCAACCCATCATCCTCTGATAATCTTTGCGGTAATCCAGAATCCAATTCAACCGGGGCCAATATTCTACTATCGCTTGGCCCCGATACAAGTCTTTTTTCGGTTATATCATAATCATAATAATCTACTTTATTCATAGTACTTACTATATCTCTATCTATATCTCTAATCGAAAATTGAGATTCATAATTAGGTAAATTAGGATTACTCATCTGATAAAGTGACATCTAATATTTATAAAACTAATATAGATTTATTTTTTAAGGATTAATTTTACCGTAAAACTTTTTAAATTCTTTGCATTCATCCAACCATATGTCTTCAATTTTCTTTTCTAAAAGATCTTCGTAAATTAGTTTAATATTATAATTTTCTTGTTCTAATTTATTATATTCTTCTTCGGTGAATGAATAGATGGACATCTTAACGAGATAATCATAACCGGTTTTATTCGTAATATTAATTTTTTCTTGAATATATTTATCTTTAATTTGCTTGTATTCTAATTTAATTAGATTATTAAATATATCTTCTCTTTTCTTTTTATAAATGATAATTTTTTCTTGGATTACATCCTGAATAAATCTAATCTTACTTTCTTTGATATCAAGTTCATTTTTCAGATCTTTCAGTTGTTTTTCTTTCCGTTGGACATATAAATTATATCTTTCTTGATAGAAAACATCAATTATATCTTTTGTAGAAGTATATTTAACTATCCTTTCTTTATTATATAGATGAATATTCTTCATTGAAAGACCCTTCGTTGTATATAATTTAAGATATTTTTCAATCCCGTCAATATGGGGGTCCTCGCTCCATTGTAAGTTATGAATAAATCCAAGGGGGACAATGATAGTGAAATCAATTTCTTTATCAGAAGAATTATTGGTATAATCAATAATATGATATTTTATTTTTTTCTTAGTTTTTTCATTTTCTTTACTTTTCTTTTTATTTTCTTCGGGTAATAGTGAATCTAAGAAAATCTTATAATCATCAGTCCATTTACCTATGGGTAATTCCGTAATTCTAATAGACGTCGGGGTTAAGATTTCGTATTTACCCTTTGAAACGAAATCTGTATCATTTATCTGAATAATTTCTCCCTTAAAATTATTATACCAAGGTTTCATTTCTACATGTTCTTTCCCCTTTAATCTGTTTTCAATGTTTTTTACCACATCCAATGGATTAAATTTAGGAATAGAAGTACTAAAACCGGTTCCAATACCCGTCATTCCATTCACCAGAACCATGGGAATAATTGGAACATAATATTTAGGTTCAACTTTATTACCATCATCTTCGGTATAACTTAATAAATCGAAATCTACGGGGGGATATAGTACATCAACAATCTTATTCAGTTCTGTATGAATATACCTCGAACTCGCCGAATCATGTCCCCCCATAATCCTTGTACCGAACTGACCATTCGGTAAAAGTAAATTAATATTATTTGATCCCGTATAATCTTGCGCCATCCCAATAATAGCAGATTGAAGTGACATTTCCCCATGATGATAAGCCGCGTTCTCACTAACATAACCCGATAGTTGCGCAACTCTTATTTCGGAATATAATTTCCGCTTAAAACACGAATAAAGGATCTTCCGTTGACTGGGTTTCAGACCATCGAATACCGAACC